TAGTTCCTTTTAATAAATTACCAGGACAAGCTAATATTCTTAGAACAGTTAATTGGAAAGGTACATCTATAGATAATTTTACTCCTTCCAAATATCCTACCAGAGTTAGAAGATTAAGCCAACCAGAAGAGGTAACAGGCAATCGATTTATGGAACTGCTTGGATGGATGCTTTCTGAAGGATGTACCATAGATAGAGATAAAGCATTTAGTATAGCTCAATCCAAAAATAAATATATACCAAAAATACGAAAATTATTAGATACTTGTAAATTTAAATATACAAAATCAGATCATCAATTTACGATATATGCCCCTGATTGGTGGAATTATTTTAAACAGTTTGGAAAATGTAGAGATAAATTTGTTCCTAAAGAAGTTAAGAATGCATCAAAGAAACAATTAAGAATTTTATTTAATACCTTAGTCAATGGTGATGGGCATTGGGTAGATAAGAAGAAAGCCAGTGGACAATATTACACTCTATCTGAACACTTAGCTGATGATATTGCTGAAATAGCTATTAAATTAGGCTATATCGTAAGTATTAATAATCGTCAAAGAGAAAATAGAGACGGATTATCTTATTGTATCAACTTTACAACTACCAAAAATAATTGTACAGAAGTATTAACAAATAACCATATTTATAATGTATTAACAAAAACAAAAAGAAAATCTAACATAATTGAGGAAAAATATTCTGGTTATGTGTATTGTATAGGAGTTCCTGAAACTCATTCGTTTATCCTCCGACAGAAAGGATCAGTTTGGATAAGTGGAAATTCTTGGGTCAAAAGGAGATTTTTACTTTTAGGTAAAGGAATATTTATTCCAGCACTTATGGAAGATAATAAATTCCTTGACATAGAATCTTATGAAGAAAGTTTAGCTGAACTTGATGCAATAACAAAAGAACAACTTCGTTATGGTAATTGGGATGTTAAACAAGAAGGCTCTATGTTCGATAGGAAATGGTTTGAAATTATCAAACCTTATGATGTTCCCCAAGAATATCTAAATAAAGTACGGTATTGGGATTTAGCTGCATCAGACCCTAAGACATCAAAATCAAAAGACCCTGCATGGACAGCAGGACTTAAGATGTCAGAGCAAAACGGAATATATTATATTGAAGATGTAGTAAGGATTAGAAAGACTCCAGCAGTAGTTGAGAAAACGATAAGGGCTACAGCTAAATTTGACGGCTACAATACTGATGTTTGGATGGAACAAGAACCAGGTTCAGCAGGAGTAAACACTATTGACCATTATGCAAGAGAAATTCTTAAGGATTTTACATTTAGGGGTCAGAAAGAGACAGGCTCTAAAGCTCTAAGAGCTATGAAACCAAGTGCTGCAGCGGAACAGGGAAGAATTAAATTAGTAGAGGGTGCTTGGAATGATGATTTCTTAGATGAATTGGAAGTATTTCCAGGGGGAAGATATAAAGACCAAGCAGATGCATTAAGTGGAGCATATGATAAATTGAAAAATTATATAAATTATAAGCACATACCAATAGAGGTAGGTACTGCTCAAGAACATTGGGCAAGTGCTTAATTAACAAAAAGAAATTAAGGAAGAAATTATGTCACCAAAATTAGAAGGAATAGATAAAGAAAGAATAGCACAAAGAGATGCTACTACTTCCAGTTATGCAAGATTTGGTGAAATAGGTAATACTGGAATACAAAAATATGGTGGAACTATTTATGAGGAATTTCTAACAGCTCTGGAAATGCCCGCATGTCTTAAAGTATATAAAGAGATGTCGATGAATGATCCTACAATCGGAGCAATACTTTATGTTGCAGAACAACTAATTAGAAGGATTAAATGGCCTATAGTCGCTGGAGGAACAAAACCAATAGATATAGAACTCAAAAATTTTATAGAGGAATGCAAATATGATATGAGTACAACTTGGATAGAGACCATAACGGAGATATTGTCATATTTTGTTTATGGCTGGAGTTGGCATGAGATAGTTTATAAGATACGAAGGGGAAGTTCAAGAAATTCTAATTACAGTAGCAAATATAGCGATGGCAAGATAGGCTGGAGAAAATTACCAGGAAGGTCTCAAGATAGTTGGCAAGATTGGAAGTTTAAAGAAGATAGTGATGAACTTATTGCATTTGAGCAAATGACAACAATAGATAGTTCAGTTCACGTTATACCTATAGAAAAATCATTATTATTTAGAACACGTGCAGATAGAGGAAATCCCGAGGGAAAATCACTTTTAAGAAACGCATATAGGCCGTGGTTTTTTAAGAAGCATGTTGAAGAAATTGAAGCAATAGGTATTGAAAGAGCTTTAGCAGGTTTGCCAGTATTGCAACCTCCAGAGGGTACAAATCTTTGGAATCCTAATAATCCAGATTCAGTAAGTTTAAAGACTCATGCAGAAAAAGTTGTTAGCAATGTTAGAAGAGACAAAAATGAAGGATTAGTACTTCCATTTGGATGGACATTTAGTTTAGTAGCTTCAAGCGGTAGAAGTCAATTCGATACCAATGCTATTGTAAACCGTTACGACCAAAGAATAGCAATAGTATTGCTTGCAGATTTAGTACTACTTGGTGCAGAGAAAGTTGGAAGTTTTGCATTATCAGAAGTAAAGAAGAGCTTACTTGCCTATGCACTGGAAGCTCAAACACAGGCAATAGCAACAGTATTTAATAAATTCGCAATACCAAGACTTATTGACTTAAATGGATTTAAAGGATTTACAGATTATCCGAAGATGGTGCCTGAAGATATTGAACTACCAGATTTAAGAAACTTTGCTGAATTTATAGATATACTTTCACAAATAGCACCTGCTGTATTTAAAGATCCAGCAGTCGTGGCATATTTGCGACAAGTTGGGGGAATGCCTGAATCAAAAGAACCTGAAAGTGCAAGTATAATACCTAAAGAAACAAATAATAAAGTTAATGAAAATAATAAAGTTAATGATGATGAGGAAGAAGAAGAAGAAGAAAATAATAAAGGAGATGATGAAAATGCCTTACAGCAGTAATGCAGAACTCCCAAGTGGAGTTAAAGAAGCTCTTCCAGAATCAGCACAAAGTACTTGGAGAAAAATTTTTAATAGTGCTTATGGGCAATATCAAGATGATGGCAAGGCTTCTGCTACAGCATGGGCAGCACTTAAGAATCAAGGTTGGCATAAAGAAGATACTAAATGGGTAAAGAAATTCAAAATGGATGATGTAGCATTAGTAAATGAAGATAGTCATACAGTTTTTGGTTGGGCAAATGTTTCCATAAGAAAAGATGGGGAACAAATTAAAGATTCACAGGGACATATGATAGATACAGAAGATTTAGAAACAGCAATGTATGCTTTTAACTTAATGTTTCGTGATATGGGAGAGATGCATATAATTAAAGGTAAAGGTGAACTTATAGAATCTATGGTATTTACCAAAAGAAAAATGAAAGCTATGGGACTACCTGAAGATATATTACCAGAGGCAGCTTGGGTAGGATTTTATATAGAAGATGAAACAACATGGAATAGGGTAAAGGAAGGTGTATATAAAATGTTTTCCATAGAAGGAAAGGCAATAGGAGAGGAGGTTTAAGTATGGCAGATAAATTAAAGAGATTGAAAGATTTGATAATTACAAATATAGATTTAGTCGATAATGGTGCAAATCCTGATGCGGATATAGTACTGTTCAAAAGAGATGTTAGTAAAGCAGTATGGACTACAGCATCTATTAATGATTTACCTGATAGTTCATTCGCTGCAATTTCATCTGGAGGTGCTAAGGATGAAGGAGGCAAAATAGCACCAAGAAGCCTGCGACATTTGCCTTACAAAGATGCATCAGGAAAAGTTGATTTACCACATTTGCGTAATGCTCTTGCAAGACTTCCACAAACAAATATTTCAACAGAGGAGAAGGCTCGAGCAAAAAGCAAATTGGAAGTTGCTGCAAAGCAGGCAGGCATAGGAGATTATTCAAAAGGAGGTCAAATAAGTAAAGTAGAAGAGGATATTATTAAACTATTAAAGGAAAAAGGAGATGATAAAATGATTTTAGAAGAGATACTTGCTAAGTTGAAAGAAGATGAGCAAGGCGTAGTTAATACTGCGTTGAAAGCAAAAGAAGATGAGCTTACAAAGTCGAATGATAAGCTCAAAATAGCAACAGAAGAACTGGAAAAAATCAAGAAAGCTTCAGAAGAAGAAGAAGAAGAAGAAAACAAAGAAACCATACCTGAAGATGTATTAAAGAGTGCTTCACCAGAAGTTAAAGAACTTTTTGATAATATGCAGGAAAAGGTTGAAAAATCTGAAACTACCGCTAATGACGCAATAAAGAAAGCAAAAGAACTTGAAACTGTTGCTAAGAGAAAAGAATTTGTCGCTAAAGCTGAAGAATATAAAGGGCTTGCAGTTAAATCTGATGAATTTGGAGAGGTACTTATGAAAATATCAGATGGTGTTGACGAAGATACCTTTAAGAAATTAGGAGATGCTTTAGAAGTTGCAAATAAGTCTATTGTAGAAAGTGATTTATTCAAGGTTCAAGGTTCTGATGGCAGAGGAGCTACAGGAGACATAGAAATGCAAATAGCTAAAGGTGCAAAAGAGCTCAGAAAGAGTGACCCTAAATTGACACAGGAGAAAGCTGAAGCAAAATTCTTAGAAGATAATCCAGAGATTTATGCAAAATATGAAGAAGAGGAAGGAGCGTAACTTATGTCAAAAGCATATGAATTAGGACTAAAGTCAGCTACTCTAATTGCAAATGCGGATTTAAGCGATTATCAGTACTATGGAGTAAAAATGAACACTAGTGAGAAAGTTCTTCTTGCAAGTACTGGAGATAAAATCGTAGGCGTTTTGCAAGATGAACCTGCTGCTGAAAATAGAGCTTGCCAAGTTGCTTATGGTGGCATAAGCAAAGCTGTTGGTGGAGCTGCAATTAGTGCAGGAGTTGATGTACAATGTGATGCTTCAGGAAAATTTGTTACTCAAACTACAGGAGATGTTGTTGGTACTGCCTGGACCGCCTGTGGTGGAGATGGACAATTATTTGCATTGAAGATCGCACAGACTTAACAAAATTAATAAATTTAGACAAATGAAGGGAGTGTGAAAACAAATGCCAAATCCTACTAAATCGGATGTTCA